TTCCATACTTTGTAAAAGTGCTATTCTATCTTTCATCATTTCGCTTTCTTTTAATTCAGCAAAATGACCATCAGTTAAAAAATCATAATTTAATGTACTAGCAATTGATGCCCAATCTTCTTCAGCAATAATACCTTTTAATATTAATTGTGTTCTTAATATATCACTGAATAGTTCTGTAAATTTCTTTCTCAATCTACCTACAAATTTAGTAAATTTAACTTCATCTCTACTAATCTCAGCAGAACGGCCCATATTAAAACCAGAAGATGATTCTAATCTACTAATAGGAACGTTAAGAGAACGATATAATTTCTTTTGGAAATATTCTATATCGGCAATTTCTCCTAAATTTTGGCCACCTGGTAATGTAGTGATTTCTGTTCCTCTACCACCTTCTCTACGTGGTAACCAATAATCTTCTAACATGTTCATGTAGTTTCTATCATCTCTAATTTCACCAGTATTAGCATCATAAACAAGTTTATTTCTGTAACGTGCCATTACATCTCTTAAATATTGTTCTGCTTTGATTTTAGGAAGATTACCTACATCTATATAAAATATTCTTCTTTCAGGTGCTCTGGCAATACGATAAATCACCATAGCATCTTCAATCATTCTTAATTGGTTAACTGATTTGATTGCTTTATGTAAATAAGATAATATTTGATTTCTATTTTGATCTACTAAACCAGAATTACTATAAGCAATTGCGTCTGGAGCTATTCTAACACCTGAACCTGATGTTGCTCCTGAAACACCTTTTTCATTAAATAAAAAATATTCTTCAAATTCTGTTAAAAAATCCAAACTATTTGATTGTCTTGATTTTTTAACTTCTCTTACTTTTTTAATTTTTCTAGGGTCAATATATTTTAATTCTACAATACCATTTCTAGGATTTTCTCTATCTATAATTTTTTGATAATACATACGGCCATCTACGTACCATCTTCTAAAAATATCATGGCCTTTTGTATTAAAGTCTAATAACAATAATACATTTTTAAATTCATCTTCTATTTTTCTTCTTACTTCAGTACCAAAAGGTATAGTTTTTAAATTTACTTCTACAGCATCTTTATTTTCATTTACAACGATAGCTTCATTAACAATATCATCTATTGCCGTATCACACTCTGGATGTAAAGAAATTTCTCTATAACGTCTTACTAAATCAGCTTCGTTTTTTGAAGTTCCTTCTAAGTCTAAAAATTGACCAAAAGCACCACCAACAGCAGAGACGGTTGTTGCACCATCATCAGCAGCAGGTATGCTAAAACTTTGTTTGGGGTCTTGTTCTCGTTTTTTTCGTGTAATCGAAAATCCAAATAGATCGGCCATAATTAAATCCTTTTTCCACCACTTATATATTTAAGAACTTTGTGATGTTGTTGTTTCATAATATTATTTATAAGTCTAAAAAGAGCCGTTTTTTAGGCGGCTCTTATTAGTTCATCTACTAAGTTGTAGTATTTGTTTCAAAATATTGATATGCAAAAGTAACAACAAATTGTTCGATTGATGTTTGTTCGTCATACGTTAATTCTATAGCAGCGATGTCTTTTGGAAAAGCACCTCTAAGCGTATAAGATTTAATAGTATTTCCGTTACGATCTAAATGATCTACAAACGCATCTACTTGATAATCAGCAGGATTTGTTAATCCTTCGTTATCAGTCATATTGTTGATACCATTTTGCCATCTTTCAAAAGCATTTCTTAGTTTGAAGTTTGAATCGTTATAAACTGTAACAGTCCAATCTGCAAATGTTCTATCTCCTGCTATTTTGATTGATCGACCTCTAAACTTAACGTCAACCTCTCCTAATGTCATTGCAGGAATAGATGTTGATCTACATAAAAATGCTAGATCTTCTATTTCACCACCAACTTGAGCATAACCTGGAAAAGGCATTACTACCTTAAACTGGTTAGCACGAGCGCCGCCGCCAGAAAGTTTAGCTTTGAAGTCATTAATGTTTGCCATTTTTTAGTTCTCCTATTCTAAATTATCCTGCTATTTCTGAAAAAGAAACACCAGTTCTGGTTGCTATAAAAGATAAAGTAATAAAGTTGATACTTCTAGCAGGTTTAACGTATATTTCTGCTACAAATTCATTTCTATCAATTACCTCGCCTGTATTATTTGTGTCATCACATACTACTAAGAAATCAGTAATACCTTTTCTACCTTGTACCTCTCGTAAGAATGGTTCAACGATATTTCTAAAGTTTGCTCTAGTAAACTCGTCATTAAATTCAAACAATTGGAATTTAGCAGCTGTAGATATTGCTTTTTCTAATGTGATAAACAATCTTCTAACATTTATTCTATCAAATGCTGATGGAGCACTTAATCCAGTTTTATCACCAAACAGAACAGTGCCTTGGCCAGGGAATGTTACCACAGCGTTAACTCTATTTCTGTATAGATCATCTCTTTGAGTTTTATTTGGATTGTAAGCTAATTTAACTGCACCTCTAACACCACCTCGGTTGTAACCTGCAGGTGAATACCAAGAGTCTGCAATTAAATCGGTTCTAGCAGAAAGACCTGCTATATCTCCGTTTAATGGTACATATCTGTACACATCATTGTATCTGTCATATTGATATTTGTAACCACTATCAAACACAACATAAGAAGAAGAACGAATTGTAGAATAAAAATCAATTACGTTATTAGTCTGTGTATTTGCGTTTGTAATGTTAACAACATCAGTTCTCTCAGGTGATACGAAAGCAACGGCATCTTTTCTTGTTTCTGCAATTGTTATTACATTATCTACGTGAGCAGCATTACCTGGACCAGCAACAATTAATCCTACATCTACTGTTTCAGCATCTAAAAACTTTTCGTATGCTGTTTTCTTTTGACCAGTTGTTACTGTAGAACCATCAGAACCATTAGATAATGATGTTAATGTTGGAGTAGTTACTGAAGTGAAAGTTGTTCCAGCAGCTGTACTTCCCCAATTTGAACCACTTGTGTTATGATCCATCCAATAAACATACTTAGATTTATTAAGTATTACTGAAGGATAATAATTAGTGTCGCCTTGTGGAGTTTTAGCATCAGAAGCTTTTGATAATTTTGAATAAACTTCTAAAACTGTACCTGGTGTTCCTGATACAACACCATCTTCGTCAACTACAACAACGTGAATCTCGTCATTTGATCCACCTTTTGAAGAAGTATAAGATGATGTTCCTGGAGCTCCATCTACTTGATCGTAATATCTCCATCTACGTCTAATATTACAACCAATCGTTAATGCTCTTTGTAAACCACCTTGTCCTGAAGAATGTCTTACAAAAGTTATATCATTTGTAGATTTAGATGTTACTCTGTATTCATGTCCATCGTCATAATCGCTTGTAGCAGCAGTAGTTGAAAAAGAAATAATATCGCCTACAGCAATATTAGTTCCGCTTGATACTGATACTGTTGTATCTCCAACAGCTGTTGAAGCGTCATTTAAAGTTGTTACAACAGTTGTTTCGTAAGCAGTTGATGAAGGACAAATAGAAACTAGTAAACTGTTTCCCCAAGCGCCTGCTGTTCTAGCAGCCCACTCGCCTACTGATCCTTGTCCAGTAGAATAATTATTAATATAATCTGTACTATTTTTTATAACAAACGTGCTTCCTGAAGCTGTTGCGTTTGATACTCCAGAGTTTTGTGCTCGTACTACTCTTAATGCGTTTGAATATTGTAAAAAGTTGGCAGCACTAAAAAAATCCTCAAAGTTATTTGAGTCTGGTTTGCCAAACGTATCTACTAATTCATTTTCACTAGAAATCGTTACGATTTCGTCCAAAGGACCTTTTCTAAACTCTCCTGCAAATGCACCTACTGAAGTAGATACCGCTGGAATAATCGTTGTCAGGTCTTTTTCTTGTACGAGAACTCCTGGTGATACTTGAAATGCCATTAGGTTTTCTCCTTTTTAATTAGCTAATTTTAACATATATAATCCAATAATCGTATTATTCATACGCCCATAGTCAAAAATTATCATTACACATCTATTTATAAAATACGTATTTTTGACGTTTTTATAACGATTTTTAACTCTCACCTCTCCTTATGTGTACTGGATTCCACACTTCTCCATACTCATCTTTAAAAGGTTGATCTTCAGGAGACGTAAGGCCATCATCAATAAAACCAAAAGGTGCCATGTCTTGTTCTATTATATTTGACTGTTCTTCATATAATTTAGAACGAACATCAGAATTACTTAGTTCTTTAAAGTATGTTTGATTAGATAACCAACCAAATATAATAAGACAAGTCATTAAGTCATCATTACATCCTTCTTCAGCCATCCAAGAATTATGTCGTCTTGAAAAAGTGGACATTTCTTCTATAATGTTAAAGTCATTTATTATAATCTTATCAGACTCAACTATTGTTTTTAAATTAGAACAACCAATTTTTTTAATTTGTTTAGTCATACGAATACCTAATTGACTGCCTCTTCCACTAAAACCAGAACCTAATACTTGTCCAGCTCTACCTCTTTGAGTTGTCATTAATAGATTATCATATTCCAAATCGTATTGTAATGCGTCTGATATTTGGCCACCTAAATCGTTTACTTCTACTAATATATGAGCTCTGTTATAACCTTTACAAGTTTGTTCTATAATATTAGGAAACACTAAAGGTTTAATTTCATTGTTACGATATTTTGCTACAACTCTATAAGGCATTTGAGATACATCAAATATAATAAAGGCTGAATAATCTTTTGTAATACCTCTGGCTACGTCAACAGTACAAACATAAATTTTATTTTTATCTGGTCTTTCAAATATATCTAAACCACCTCTTGACTCTAAAGGTTTAATATAAGGTGTTGATTTTATTTTAGATGAAGATATAAGAGTATCTATAGAACCTAAAAATTCACACTCAAATTCTTGATTAAATTGTTCTTGACTTGTATTTCTTATTGTATCTTCTTTCCATTTTTGATCTCTACCAGGAACTTCTGACCAATGTACATCAATAGGTATATAATCGTTTTGTTTATTGACAGCATCAGTCCATAACTTATAATACATATTCATACCATGAGGAGTAGAAACAATAATCATTTTAGTACTTTTACCAGAAGATATTGTAGGAAACACCGAACTAAAAAACTGTTCAGCTATGGTTGCAGGTACGAAAGCAAACTCATCTAAGAATATAATATTATAAGAACCTCCTCGAATTGCACTAGAAGATGTGGCAGCCGCAACTATTTTACTACCGTTTTCTAATTCAATACTACCTTTGTTCCAATTCAATACACCTTGTTGTAAAAACTTTGGTATATTTTCATAAGCTAATTGTAATCTACCTAATATGTCTCTTG